GGTTGCTCCTGGAGACTGGATTGAGGTGCCACAATATGGGACAGATGGTTATAAAACTATACTTGATTATGGAAATAAACCGATTATTGAATATAAAGGACAGAATAATTCTTTAAGAATCAAAATTAAATCTGGAGCATCACAAGAACAGATTGTATTTGAAACAACTGATTTTAAACTGCAAAAATGGAATAATTTCGTTATAAATGTTTATGCCAATCAAGTCGATATTCACTTAAATAACGAATTAATTGTATCTGAAAAATATGATGTATCTAGATGGAATTTACATCAATCTATTAAAGTTGGTAATGATAATGGATTAGAAGGAGCTATATGCAACGTTAATTATTATAACGACCCACTATCTAAATTTACAATTTCATTAATTTATAATATGTTTAAGGATAAAAACCCTCCTGTAATATAAAATTATCTTATAATATAATATACGATGGACTCTACCTCAATATTTATTGTTATCTTAGTGCTTGTTATACTATTTATTGTTGTTAAATACGTTTTTAACTCAGCTGGTACTTCAGGTTTAGAAGAAGCTACAACTGAAACAACTATTAAATCAGGTGATTTAGAACAAAACAGTTCTGTTAATAGTGCATATAGTTTATGGTTTTATATTAAAGACTGGAATGAAAATTATGGTAGTACTAAAGTCTTAATGAAACGACAAGATGGAAGTGGTGATGGATTAAAAGTTAGTTTAGGAACTTACGAAAATAAAATGGATATTGATATTGATTATTTTGATCCTATGTCTTCTGGTAAATTAACACATACATGTACTGTTTATAATGTACCAATACAAACATGGAATTCTATGGTAATTAGCATAGAACAAAAATCTCTTGATATTTACTTAAACGGTAAATTAGCTAAGAGTTGTTTAGTACCAGGAGTACCATATGTTGATGGCACATCCGATATTGTTATTACACCTGGTCCTTCTACACAACAATTTTCTGGTTTTACTGCCTCTTTCAAATACTATACTTATCCTATTGATCCTGAAAAGGCATGGAGTATTTATAGAGGTGGTTATAGTGGTGATTATGGAATTGGTCAATACTTTAGTAAATATAATGTTAGATTCTCATTACTACAAAATAATGTAGAAGAAGGTAGTTTTACATTGTAATTTAATTAAATTTTATATATATTTATTTTATAATTATTTATATATACATGAGTGATAATTATGCAAATACAAATTTTAGTTTACAAGGCGCTACTACTGATTTCTTAAGTTCTAATTCTATGATTTCTAATGTAGCATTTTTAGTATTAATTGTTTTCGCCTTCATTTTAATTTTAAATTTTGCTATTCAAATTATTTATAGTTTTTTCAGACCATCTGAAACTCCACATTTAATCGATGGAATGATTGAAGCAAATCAAATGATGATTATTAAACAAGACCCAGGAGAAGGAGGTACTACTATTTTAAGATCTAAAAATGAAGACGGAGGAATTGAATTTACATGGTCTCTATGGTTATATATTGATGAAACTGATACATATGATACTTCACAATATAAACATATTTTCCATAAAGGTGATGATAGTCTAATGACGGACGGTAGAAACTTTCCCAGTAACGCTCCTGGATTATATTTAAAACCTAAAGACCTTCAAGATTTACAGCATGTATTAGTCGTTAAAATGAATACATTTAATCAGCTTGATGAAGAAGTTGAAATTAAGAATATTCCTAATAGAAAATGGGTTAATGTTATTATTACATGCAGAAATCATCATTTAGACGTATATATTAATGGTTCTGTTGCTAAACGATATATTCTTAATGGTGTACCAAAACAAAATTATGGCGATGTTTTTGTTGCTATGAATGGTGGATTTAATGGTAAAATTTCTAATTTGTGGTACTATAACTATGCTATTGGTACTAAAGAAGTTAATGATATTAACGGTGCAGGCGCTAATACTAATGTAGCAAGTACATCTTCTATCAATAATGCTACTGTTCCAAAATATACTCCTTTAAGTTATTATTTTTCGGGAGATGCTAATTCGGCTTAATAAATTTAAATTTATATTATTTAATTTATACTTATATAATATGAATAACGATGATACTGATACTGATACTACTAATAATGATACTGAATCGCCGAATTTTATAAATCCATTTGATATTAATACTGCATTAACTGTTGACTCTCCCGAACCTCAGCCTGAACCTGAACCTGAACCCGAACCTGAACCTGAACCCGAAGCTGAACCTGAACCTGAACCTGAACCTGAACCAGCTCCTGAACCTGAACCAGCTCCTGAACCTGAACCAGCTCCTGAACCTCAACCTGAACCTGAACCTGCTCCTGAACCTCAGCCTGAACCTGAAGCTGAACCTGAACCTGAATCTGAACCCGAAGCTGAACCCGAGCCTGAACCTGAAACTGAAGCTGAACCCGAACCCGAACCTGAACCTGAACCAGAAGCTTCAGAAATCGATAGAATTAGAATTATAAATATAACAGACATTAATGCAATTGACTATGTTGATATTAGAAAAGCTATTGATAAATGGCAAACTATTATTACCAAAGTACCGCTTGATCTTGTTCTGGGTATATATTTTTTCTTCGAAGTAATGGATGTTCATATATTAGGAGGAGCATCATTATATTCTTGCTTTGATACAATTAGAAATATACAAGTTAATTTTAGTGAAGTTAATGCTAGACAAGGTGAATTTCATATGGGAAGTTTAATACCCACTACTGCTATTATTACTATGAATAGTACCCGTATGGATTATTTAAGAAGTCAAGTATATGAAGACGGAAATAATGCTTTTTATTACACAATTTTACATGAAATGGGTCATGCTTTGGGTATCGGCGGAATATGGACAGCACTAAATAACCAGGTATTAGCATATCAAGTTTATTCTGACTCATATTTTTATGCTCTGAATTGGTCACCTGATAATAAAGATACTCCATACAATAATGCACTAAGAGAATACAAAAATTACTATGGACAACATTTAAAATTTTTACCTGTTGAAGATGACGGAGGTTCAGGAACAGAACAAGTTCATCCAGAAGAAGGTAGAGAAGAACACGCATCTACTAATACTAGAGGTGTCGGGGGTATTACATATCCTGGTTTAGATCAAGAATTAATGACTGGTTGGATGGATAATAAAAAATGGGGAGGTATGTTAAATTATACATTACCTATTAGTAGAGTTACTCTTGGGTTTTTAGAAGATTTGGGTTATTCTGTTAATTATAATAATGCAGACGAATATGACCCATTTTATCAAAATAGAGAACCCGAGCCCGAACCTGAACCTGAACCTGAACCTGAACCTGAGCCTGAACCTCAGCCTGAACCTGAACCCGAACCTGAACCTCAACCTGAACCCGAACCCGAACCTGAACCCGAACCTGAACCCGAACCCGAACCCCAACCTGAACCTGAACCTGAACCTGAATCAAATACCTTTTCAGGACAAAATGAAATTGCTCAATGGACAGTTACCAATTATGATATGGATACGTATGTATTAGGTCAAATCGATGAACAAACATTTCAAAATGCATTTGATAAAGTTTCGGGCTATATCCGAGGTGATAATCTTTTACCTGGATTTAATTTAATTGATATTACTGTTACATTTGAAATTTTTGATTCAACAGACGCTGATTTATTTGCAAAGTCTCAGTTATTGAATGTTTATGATAATGGTGATGGTATTTTTGTTGCTGCTATTGGTACTATAGATATGAATTGTACAAAACTTGCTACTACTTATGATTATTCAAACATACTTCTTAGAGAAATTTTAAATATCATGACTTATAAAACACTATGGGGTAAGCCATTACAAAATTATTTTGTTTTTCAAAATTCATCATATTTTTATGTTGCTAATTATGGTCTTATAGAATATAATAAATACTTTGGTGTTGAACATCCATTTTTACCTAATGAATTCGATGGAATACTTATAGATATTGCTAATTTAAGATTTAGAGAAGATGATCAAGAAGTTGGTGTGAACAACCAAATTTATTATGGTTTAGGTGATGAAATCAGTTCATCCATAAGAGAATATCCATTTGATACACATTTACCTGTCAGTAGAATTACTATTGGTATGTTGCATGACCTTAGTTATAATGTTAATTATTTAAATGCCGACGATTTTAATGGTTATACAGCAGCTGAATTAGGAGAACCACAACCAGAACCCGAACCTGAATCTGAACCCGAACCTGAACCCGAACCTGAACCCGAACCTGAACCCGAAGCTGAACCCGAGCCTGAACCTGAGCCTGAAGCACCACCTCAACCTGAGCCCGAGCCTGAACCTGAACCTGAACCTGAACCTGAAGGAGAACCTGAACCATTATATTTTAGAGGAGTTGAAATAAATGACCCATGTGATTACTACGCCGTACCTAATCCACATGACCCTAGCAAATATAGTAGATATACAAAGAATTGTTCTGACTATGATGTACATAGTTCCAAAAAATTAGATGAAAGACGCAAAGTTCAAATATTAGAACACAGTCAAAATTCAAATAAAATGACAAAAGCTCAAAATTTTTCATTTTTATCAAGAGGTCGGTCATATAACACGAAAAGAACATTTGCAAAACAAACTGGACTTGTTACTGATCCTAATACACAGAATTTATCTTCTGTTGGTGATGCGGCTTTACAATGTGAAGGTGCAATACAAGAGAAATGTGTACCTACTGTGAATTCCGATATTCCTGGAAAAACTGAAAATATTTGCAAAGACGATAATGTTCCTTTAATAAGACATAATTATAAACCAACATATGGAACTGGTTAATTTTTGAGTAATAAATAATAATATAATTTATTTATTTATATTATTATATGAGCGAACATATGGCTGAATGGGGAATGACTTATATTAACGATAAATATAATGATACTACCTTATATTTTGGCATGAAAATACCTAATAAAAATCCAGAAAATAAACAACTTATTAAACCAAATTTAGAAATTACTAACAACAAAGTGAAAAAAAATATCAAAAAATAATTTATATATAAAAAATATAGTTTATATATAATATTAATCTATGGATAACTAGGAGGTGCAGGATGTACTTCTGTTGAAACTATTCTTTCAGGAGTTGTTGCAGTATGATGTCTTAAATTAGGGTTTACACATACATCATGTGATGGAAATATATCTCCAGATTCACATTCGCCAGCATTTGATGCAGGAATACATGTTCTATTTCCTCTATCAGTTCCTACGTAACAAAAATTTTGAGCTCCTTGTTTTTTAGGTCTGTTCATCGATGCACCTTGAACGCTTGATGATTCTCTTGTATTTGAAGAACTATTCTTTTTATTTTGAACTGGGGGTACATCATCAGGATCAAAATCTACACCTGTTCCCTCACCAATATCTTCAACTACATCTATTGCACTTTTTATTGTTCCTGCTGCAATATCTACACCTGCTTTTGTTCCTTCTGCTGATATATCTACAACTTGTTTTGATGTTTCTGTTATTGTAAAACCAAAAACACTAACAATTCTCTGTAACAAAGGTTTTACTACTCCTCCTACCTCTTCTACGGCATTTCCTAAATATAAAAGAATATTAAACCCTAATAAAGCAATTAAAACTACTACTCCTACTATTTTCCATGTTGTATTTGTTGCAAAAAATCCTTCATTTGGTGACGATAAACTACCCATAGAACTTGTTGTTGATAATTCTGCTGGTAAAGTATTCATATTATACTATATACATAATAATATATTAATTATTTTAATCGTATTTATTTTTATTTTTACCTAAACACATATTAAAATTGCTTCATAATATCTAGTTTTTCGATTGTTTTTTCTATATTGCTTTTTGATACATTATTATTAAATAAATAATCTGTTGCAGGGGCTACTTCATTTTTTTTGATTTCTTTATATATTAAACTTATTTTTGTCTTTACCTGTTCTACTACCTTTTTATCAGTTATTGCAGGAATTTTAAAATTTACTATTTCTGTTAATACACTTATTGCATAAAATATTACAAATTTTCTTTTTGATACAATTCCATTCGTATATCTTAAACAAAAAATACTTAATAAACTATTTATTAATGTTTGATATAATTTATTATTGTTCTTCACATAATGTAATATTAAATCCCATATTATCCATACTACGTCCATTTGGTCTTTTTCATTTACTGGTATTTGCTCTCGTCTATCAACCTTACATTTCAATTTTTTAGATTTACATAATTTTTCATATTCTAGTATCCATTCTATCCAATAATAACATCTCATTATATCTTTTGAATGAATATTATATGATAATTCATTTATTGCAGGAAATAATTCTCTTGGATCTTCGCGTCTAAATATGTGTTCAGCATATGTTGCATCAGGAGCTCTAAATCTCTCCGTCATTTTTGTTATCTCAAATTCATCATGTTTCAATTTTGGTATTTTTTCTAAGCATGGTTTTCTATTGGATAAACACAATATTGCAGATACCTCTGAAAATATTTCTCTCATTTTATCATTATTTCGTAATCGCAATTCTTGACCAACATATCCACTTTCCATTAAACTTTTAAAATCTTGTATCCTCTTATCTAAATATATTGCTAATTTAGGATTTGCTAAATGAATATATTTCCCTAAAAAATTTATTAATACATTCCACAAGTCTATATAGTGTCCAGAACATACTAATTCTGCACTCCAATAACAAGCTGGCTCTACTTTATTATTCATCAAACTATTTAGCAATTCTTTAGTAACATCACTTTTTTTAAAACCAGAAAAACTTATTGATTTGAATTCTTTTTCTGTTCTAATATCATTTATTTCTAATTCCGACATTAAACTTAATCTACATAAAAAAAATCACAATAATACATATAAGACAATGAACTTATGCTCAAAATTCAATAAATTATCTTTATTATTGAGGATACTTATATTAATTATATCTACTATCGTTATTTTAAAAATTTATCAAAACTTAACTGATGATACAGTAGAAGGGTTTTCACAAGACAAAAAATTTGTTGTTTATGAAAAAATTAATGAAATATTTGACTACTTTTATGTAGATATATATGACCAACTATTATCATCTATTAAAAAAACAGAATTTGAAATTGAAACTACATTTTACGCTACAAATCCTACTAAAAAATCATATGTCTTAGATGTTGGTTCAGGTACTGGATTTCATGTTGATGCATTTAGAGATAATCATATTAAGGCTATTGGTATAGATAAATCACCTGCTATGGTTGCTTATGCACAAAAAAAATATCCACATTCTGAATATTTAATAGCTGACGCTACTGATGGGGTCATATTTAATGACCATACATTTACACATATTACATGCTATTACTTTACTATTTATTATATGCAAGATAAAAGAACTTTTTTTAATAATTGTTTTAACTGGTTAAAGCCAAATGGTTATTTAGTATTACATCTCGTAAATAAAAATAAATTTGACCCTATTCTTCCACCTGCTAATCCATTACATTTAATTAGTCCACAGAAATACGCCACAGAACGTATTACTCAATCATTTGTTAAATTTAACAATTTTGATTATAAATCACAATTTAAATTAGAAGATAATAATGATAATGCTTATTTTGAAGAAACATTTAAATATAAAGATGGAAATATTAGGAAAAACAAACATAAATTATTTATGACATCGCAAAAAGAAATACTTAGTACAGCTAAAGATGTTGGATTCTCATATCTTACAAAAGTAAATATGGTTAACTGTGGATACGAATATCAGTATTTAGTTTTTCTACAGAAAAAATGATATCTTATAAAAATAATGACATATATTGTAATTTCATTATTTTTAATTATTTTTATGTATCTTATTACCTACGCATATATTAAAATTACTTATAAATTTTGGGCATACCAACCCGTATTCCATGTATATAATTTATATTATTGGTTATTTCCCCCAGGTATTATAGAACACTTACCACCTGAAAAAAATAAATTTGTTAATCTTACCAATATTATTACTGTTTCTGATTTAGATGATAAACATTATACAGATGCTGTCTCTATTTTACAAAATCATTTTCTCAAAAAGAAAAAAGTTCATTTCACTCCAGATATTAATAATTTTAAACCTTATTATATTGGTAATTTTGACAAATCATTCTTCACTATTTATGAAAAAACTGAATATTTAAACGATAAAGATACTATCGTTGAAGATAAAAAAAATATCGGTTTCCTTTCGTCTAGACCATTACACGTTTTTATTGATGGGAATATTATGAATGTTAATTACGTTGATTGGCTATGTGTAAAAAAAGAATATAGAAAAGAAGGTATTGCTCCACAACTTATTCAAACACACGTATATAATACTAGACGTTTAAACAAAAATATTGATGTTTATATTTTTAAACGGGAAGCTGACCTAACTGGTATTGTTCCTATTACTATTTATTATAATTATATGTTTGATATCTTAAAATGGAAAAAACCAGAGTTTGTATCTACTGGATTTAATGTTTTTGAAATTAATACTACTAATCTTTCATTACTATATGATTTAATCAAAAAATACTTGAAGGACATATTTAATATATATATTATTCCTGAATATACTAATATAATAGAACTATTACGAACAAAAAATATTTTTATTTATTGTTGTACTGTAGATAATACTGTTATTGGATTTTACTGTTTTAGAGATACATGTACAAAATATAAAGATTTTAATATAATTGAATGCTTCGCATCTGTATGTATTAATCCTGCAAAATATACTACTTTATTTGTTAATGGGTTTCATACCGCTATTTTTAATCTTTTTAAAACACAAAATTTTAAATATCTTTCTATTTAAA